TCAGACGCCAAGGCACTCCCTGGCCCATCGTTCCACTGCGGCATTCTCCGCATCGTCGCCCAGTAGGAGTAGAAACCCAGCGTTCTTACCAAGCGAAGCAGGTTCGATGGTCTTGATGATGCCGCGATCACGCAGGAACACCCAGGCATCGCTGATGCTTTTCTGGATGCTGTTCTCACGGGTCTTCATCTTCGCTTCCGCATTACCGCCCATCGCCTGTTCGGGAGTGAGCATCACCATTCCAAGCGCATCCGAAATAGCACGCCATCCAAGCGTGTAATAGCGGCACGGCACCTGCTTATCCATGAGCTTCTTCGGAGGACAATTGTTCTCGCTATCCCAATCGTATGTTTGCGAAGCCATGAACATGAGGACGAGTTCGGCGTTCTTGTTGAGAGTCATGTTATCGCCACGTCGAATCGCCATGCGTCCGGCACGGTTGACGTCGTATACGGCTTGCATGTTCTTGTAGCCCATATTTTCCACGTGTCTTTCCCTCCATGCCTAGCGCTATGCTGATGCACGGAGAATCTATGCAAACTGGTTTTCCGATTGCCCTTGTCGCTGTTCGAGAGCGGCAAGGGCTTTTTGCTACTTTCGCCTATAACTCTAACTCTACACATGGATATAATTACAACTACTGTCGGGTAGTAGATACTGATAGTTTGTCGGTGTAGCTCCAGTTACATGTATATAAGTATGTACATGGTTATACATTCTTCTTACATTGTGCGTTTGCCATGATTTTGCCATACCGGATAACAGCTTCAAAACTCAGCATCACCTTAACAATCCAAAACAATAAAATCCGAAACACATAAATACAATTCCTCAATGAAAATGCTTATTCGCGGGTGAACGACGCATTCATGTCCTTCACCCGCACTATTGTTATATTTGTTCTATTTCGACACGAGAACAAGCACAACGATAGCGAGAATCAGCATTGTTGCATTACCCATAGGCTCCTCCTTTCGTTTTGCTATGTGGAAGTTCTGCTAATAACCGCTAGCCTTAGCAGAACTTCCACGTAGAGTTCATATTAACCCTCTTCAAAGAAACGTTAGAGGGTATAAGAAAAGCCCGCCAGCGCAAAGCTAGCGGGCATGAGAAAAGCTGACCACTCACTCATAATCGCCAAAATCATAATCCGAATCATCGGAATCATCATCGCTATCAGAATACGAACTATCCGAATCATCATCATCGCCATCAGACGAATACGAACTATCCGAACCATTCCTATCGGACGAGTCTGAAGAATCAAAACTATACGCAGCAGACACGCCTACGAACAGAAGCGCCGAAACCACAATGCCGACAATCGCCGCGATCAACGCTTTCCACGAATGCGCCGAAGTGCGATCATCCACGAACTCCCTCATATGCGACTCAGCGCCGTCGCCATACTTCTCACGCAATCCATCAACGGACAAACGTTGAGGATCACCGGCTTCAAAACGCTCAATCTCATACAACCTATCCAACGGGATAAGCCCCGAACGTCTGATGCCATTCCTCACCGAAAACTGAATCACCCAAGCCAACAACGCCAATCCAGCGATGCCAGCGGCCATACAAGCCAATCCGATCAGAAAAACCATGATACCCTCCTTGCTCTCCTGCAATATGTCTCAGCAAGGATTATCTCGCTAATTGACGGCTGATGAATCATGGGCGTTTTGCAAACAAGCCATCCTTGAGAATCTGCCTGTAATCCATGAGAACCTGCATGGTCACGTCCAACTCCGCCGCCATATGCCAGGTGTCGCCGTCCCACGTCCCTTCGGCCATGGCGAACTCGGACGGGCTTATCAACGTCAACGCCGTCTCGCGTCGCGCCCTACGCTCGCACTTCACGCCGAACCGCGTGCCGCAGCCGAGATCACGATACTTCGCGTGCACAAGCTCATGACACAGGGTGCAGAGCCTCTGCCGGTCGTTCAACCAATCGGCAAGACAAATCGTCCGCAGCCGGTCGCAGTACAGGCCGCAGGTAGTACCGGGAATATCGGATTCCAAAACCTTCAAACCCATGGCTTCGGCTTGACGTTCCAAAACGTCGATGGTGATTCGAGACATTGTTCCCTTCGTATTATTAGGCGGCGGCATCATGATTGAATACCGCCGCCATATTCATTGCTATCGTCAGTCTTCAGGTGTTTCAGCCTCAAGCCTCGCGTTCGGATCGTCGTTCGCAGCCATGTCAAATTCTTCACGGTAGATGATCGGACTGTTCACCCAGTCGGCGTCCGCGTTCTCCTTGAGACGGCGTGCGAGTTCCTGAAGCAGCTCGTCATCCGAAGCGTCATGCAGCCTTGCGACGGTCTTTCCGTTAGCCATCTCGTCGGCCCTTATATATCCGAACTCAACCAGAGCCTCTACAGGGGACTTGTGGTAGGCGCGTGCAATAAGAATGACGTTCTCGGCGCTGAAACCAAGGGCATTGTTGTATTGCCTCCAAGCGGTTGTCTTGATGATTCCCGCTTTGAGGGCTACTTCGGCGATGGTGTCGCCTTGGACTGTTTCTTTGAACCATGTTTCTTTGCTCATGGTTTCATTATGCAACCAAACCGGTTGCAAGTCAACACGCCGAGCGAGTTGCGAAATAAAAAAACCTGTTGCATGATGTAACCACAAGTTGCAAAAAGAAATTCAAGGTTGCGAAAGGAATCACTGATGGCTGAATACAAAATGCAGTTCCGAGACGGCTTCCTAGACCGAACCAAACAAATGAGCGGCCTCAAAACAGACGAAGCCTTCGCCGGAGCAATAGGAGTCAGCGAAAGCGTCCTAGCCAGAGCCAAAAAAACAAACGAATGCACACCACTCATGCTCATAGGACTCTACAAAGCATTCGGCTTCCAACCCGGAGAAATCGCCCAAATCAAACAAACCGCCTAACCACACACGCGTCAAGGAACCACAATGAAAATCACCACACCAAACGAAACCAGACAACAGAAGCTCAAATACCTCACCGACAACGGCTACCTGCACAATCTGCGAGGAGAGCTAGGCATGTCTACTAAAACGCTAAGCCTCCTCACAAAACTGCCAGAGGACATGTTCACCGCCATCATCCCAAATGATGCGAAGAACGGAGCTACTGGAAACGCGATTCTTTCAGAAGATTTGGTGAAAGCCATGCGCAGAGGCTCCAAGGAACTCCAAGCCAAATACAACACCACCGACATGATCGACATTCTCTACGCGGAGGCAACCAAATGAGCAACGATATCGTCGAAGTCCCGTTCAACGGGAGCATGATGATCGCGCAAAGGTTCGATGACGGTGAAATCTACGCGGCGTTGAAACCGATCTGCGAGAACATCGGCATCGCATACAACGGACAGTGGGAACGGCTCAACAGAACGCCATGGGCAACCGTTCGTATGATACGAACAGTTGGCGCAGACGGCAAACACCGTGACATGGTGGCAATCAGCCGCAAGACGTTGACCATGTGGCTCGCCACCATCGACACGAACCGACTCAGCGACGAACAGGCACGCCATAACGTGACCGTCTACCAGCAGGAAGCCGCAGAAGCCCTTGACAAGTATTTCAACGAGGGTGGTGCAATCCGTGTTTCCGATGCTGATTCGGACGAGGACATCATGGCCCGTGCGGTGCTCGTCGCACAGAAGACCATCGAACGCAAGAACCAGCAGCTCCAAGCCAAGGACGAGCAAATCAGGGAACTGGAGCCGAAAGCCAAGGCGTTGGATGACTTCACGAACATTCCCGATGCTCTGCTTGTCCGTGACGCAGCGAAACTCCTAAGCAACGATTCCAACATTCAGATCGGTGAGCATGAGCTGCGCCAATGGCTTGTGGATAACGGTTGGATTTACCGGCAGCCTAACCAGTCGTGGTGCGCGGCGTCAAGTCGCGTGAGGCAAGGCCATATGGTCATGGTGTCCTCCCGTTCCCACGGAATCCACAAGGATGGCACGCCATTCGCCTATCCGCCGACCCCGAAGCTGACACGCAAGGGATTGGCGCTTATCCACCAGCGGTTGTCCGAACAAAGTTTCGAGCGAGTGCTTGACGCGGAGGTGGCGGCATGACGTTGTTGAATCCTCCGGCGCCACCGCATGAGTTCGTTCTTGACGAGGGTGGGCACTGCGTCTTCCGTATCAATGATCGGAAAGGCGGGTCAATCGTTGAAAAAGATGGACTCAAGACGAGCACGTTGTATGCGATTCCAGAATCGAAACTAGGCGCGTTCATCCAATGGGCTTCCGACGTTCACGGCCAATCAAGATAGGAGCAGGTTTTGACAGACAGGAAGGTTGTTGTCGAAGAGGAGATTTTCGACAGGCAGGAAGCTGCCAGGTTCCTCAAGCTTGGAGCGGACAAGTTCGACAAACTGTACAGGGTGTGCGCCGACTATCAGGGCGGCAAGACCGTCACGTACAAGAAGTCGAAGCTTCTCGACCGTTACGACCAGGTGTGCGAGAGTCCACGGGAGGTTTCGGCATGAACGGCACTCGACCTGATGTCGCGTGGAGCGTCCAGACGGGCATCGACTTGGATGCCATGCTTGCCGCCAACGCGAATTGGATTGAACGGGTCAGACATAAGACCAAACGTGACTATCAGCGGGATAAGCCGGTATTGCAGCGAGTGTTCGAGTCGCTTCGCACGAAGTATGAGACCGGTCTCAGTACCAGTTCGTATCGGATTGCGGAAGACCTGCAATTGGCTCAGAGCGTTGTCTACAGAAGTTTGCGCAAGCTTGTTTCCTGTGGGCTTGCGGAAACGTTTCTGATGCATGGAAGACATTGTTTCAGGCCGACAGGCTTGGAACCGACGAAAGGATTTGATTGGAATGACTGATGATGATTTCCGCAGGGATAAGGACGGGAAGGCGTGGAAGCCTTCAACCATGTCGAAGATGATCGCGTTGGCCATCGCCTGCGTGACTGGCACGCTCCTGTTCTCGTGGGCCACCGCTCCACACGTGTGGTGGAGCGTGGTCTGCATGATTCTGATGATTGTCTCGTCAATGTATTTGGCGTTGGCTTCGGAATCTGATTAAAGACTTCCGGCTGATGGCAGACGGTATGAAAAACAATGGGGATTACCCCACGAAATGGGTCAGGGGATGTTCATCTTGTTGACCATCCGCGAGCCGTCAGCCGGGACAACATAACTGAATATCGATATTATCCACGCGCCTACGAACTCAATACCGCGCAGCGAATCACGTAGGCGCATTGGCCGCACATGGTTGTGGGATTCATGCCGGACTCCTTAAGTTTGACAACTCATGAATCACATTATCCATCTCGCATTCAGGTTTTGACATTTCCTGTTGCCGTGATGTTGGCCGTGAACCCGTTCAGGTCGGGTTCCAACGGTTTTGCATCATTCATTGGCGTGAATCCTAACAGGTTCGACTCCTGTTGCGGCCACTGTCCCCACCGGTTAGTGCGATTGCCGGACTGGGGATTTGACGTGGATTGGATGACTCGGGGTCTCTGGTTCTTCCCCTACGGGTCGCGGGTTCGACTCCCGCCCACGTCCGAAGCCGTCGAGAGACGGCCCGACATAATTGAAAACCCGGTTGACGGGGGAGCCTAAAAAATCATGTTCCAAAGTCGATTTCTCTAGGCGCTTACATACACACTCTCTCTCCCGTCAACCAATCGCTGGTGCAAGGAACGTGGCCGCTGCTATCTCAGTCGTTCGGTTCATCGGCGGTCAGATGGTTCGACTCCATCCACCAGCACGCAATCACAGAAAGGAAAACCATTATGGACACCATCAACGTGAACGGTGAGACCTACACGAAAGTGCCGGACGAGATCAGCTTGTTCGGACGAACCTACCGGCTGGTGGACGACACCACTCCGGAACCATTGGACGTGTCGGACTGGCATCCAATCGAACCGGATTACCGTATCACGCTCAGGGAATACATGACCCAACAGCATCCAGAAGACGCCAAGCGTAACCTCGCCGGACTGGGCAAAGTCGTGAAGGACACGATTCTGAATGCCGGTAAGGGAGACTTGTTGGAAGAGAACAGTAATGGTGCCGTCATTTACGCCCGATCGTTGTTCCCGCTTGTCGAACAGGGTTATAGGAAGTGGCGTTACCGGAAGAATGCCCACATTCTGGAACGGAGTGTGGCGGAAGCATGACGGAAGTGAAATTTCCCAGCATGGTTGACATGCCGGACAAGGAGTATTTCGCACATCCGGCAATCGACCAGACTGGTTTGAAGAAGTTCATGGAGTCTCCAAGAGCGTACGCATGGCACAAGCTGAACCCTCTCGACAACAGTACGTTGGCGTTCGGCAAGGCCGCGCACAGTCTCATTCTCGGTAGTGGCCCGAAGGTCGAAAGGAAACTCGACGGGCGCACCAAAGCCGGTAAGGCACAAGCCGAACGAGCCAAATCGGACGATCTGGTAATCCTTTCCGGTTCCGACTATGAGAAGCTTCAAAACATGGTGGATTACGCGCCGGACATGAACAGTCTCGTGGAAGGCAAACCGGAAATCGCCTTGTTCGCCATTGACCCGACCACTGGATTGCAGTTGAAAGGCAAGGCCGACTGGCTGCCCGACCATCCCGACATGGACGGCGTCATGTGGCTGTACGACTACAAGACCACCGGCCATGACGTGCAGGACTTCACTGGTTCGGCATACAAGTTCGGCTACCACATTCAAGCCGCCTTCTACATGATGCTGTATCGGCTCGTAACCGGATACCAGGGTGCGATGGGATTCAGATTCGTCGTGCAGGAGAAGCAGGAACCATACGACTGGATGATTTGGGAACTATCCGAAAACGATCCTGAAATCTCACTTGTCGCGGTGAAGCAGATTCGTGAAGCGTTGGACAGGCTCAGCTTCTACTGGAATAACCATATTCCGTTGGAAGACATGCTCAACCAAGGATTATCGAAGACGCCTATGCCTATCAGATTCACTGACTGGCAGATGAACCATCTGATTGGAGATGATGACCAATGGGAAATGTGATAGCGAAGAACCGTAAAGCCTACGGTTATGATTACGCCGACTTGGGCAGTGTGGTCAACTATGTGACCGAAACGTTGAAGGTCAAGGTGCAGCAGAGCATCCAATACGATAATCTACCCCAATATCCGAACGGGTATGGATTCGTCGTAACCCGCTACTGGAAGGATGACAGCAAGTCTTGGAGCGTGTTTGAAGCTCCCGTCCCGATCATCGTGGGTGATTCCGCCGGGAAACGTGAACAGCCGTTCATGCAACGGTATGGGAGTGCGGAAACCTATGCGCGAAGGTACAGTCTGCTCACCCTGTTCTGTCTTGCTACCAGTGATGATGACGGCCAGTTGGCTGGCTATCAGCGTGGCAATCCGATGAACGAGGAACTACGCAAGCAGGTTGCCGCCTTGTTGGCTCAGGGGAATGTTCCAGCCGGACGTGAGTCCGAAGCCATCGGCAATCGTATCAAAATGCCTGTGAATTACGCAAGATTGACCGACTGGCAAGCCCAATTGTTCATCAACAGTTTCAAAAAGAATGAAGAAGTCAAGGAGGCCGCATAATGGCTGGAGAAACCGTTATCACGATCATTGGCAATCTGACCGACGAGCCGGAATTGCGCACGACGTCCGCTGGCGCGCAGGTCGCGTCGTTCACGATCGCCAGCACCCCGCGTTCCTGGAACCGCAGCACGAACCAGTTCGAAGACGGTCAGGCTTTGTTCATGCGCTGTAGCGCGTGGCGTGACCTCGCCACTCATTGCGCGCAGAGCCTTGCGAAGGGCATGCGTGTGATCGCGCAGGGTCGTTTGCAGCAGCGTTCCTATCAGGCGCAGGACGGTTCCAACCGCACGGTCATCGAATTGCAGGTGGATGAAATCGGCCCGTCCCTGCGTTATGCGACGGCTCAGGTGCATCGCGTGCAGCACGGCAATGGCGGCGGCTATCAGGGCGGCGGCAGCGGTTTCGCGGGCGGACAGCAGCAGGGCGGTTTCGCGGGGAACCAGCAGCCGCAGTATGGCGTGAACCCATCGAACACCGGTCAGCAGCCCGCACAGTCTCAACAGTTGGGTGGAGACCCTTGGGCGTCGAACAATAATCAGCCTTCCGACTTCGGCAGTTTCGGCGGCAACACGAACGAGTTCTAATCCAGACCAAAAGGAACCAACATGGCAAACATCATCCCATACAGGGAGTTTCTGAAAAGAAAGGAGCTGCGCGAGCAGGAGACTGGCATCACCGTTAGCTCGCAGCAGCTCCACCCATCCCTGTTCGACTGGCAGAAACGTATCGTCACATGGGCTTGCAAAGTAGGACGTGCAGCCATATGGGCCGATACGGGTCTTGGTAAGACCAGAATGCAACTCGAATGGTTACGGCAAGTCTGCGCCGGACATGGGACGGGGCTTATTCTAGCGCCGTTGGCCGTATGCCAGCAAACCATCCGCGAAGGCGCCGCAATCGGCATGGAAGTGCGTTATGTGCATGACCAGTCGGAAGTCTCTGACGGATTCAACATCACGAACTATGAGCGTGTGCCAAAACTCGACGTGTCCAAATTCAATGCGGTCGTATTGGACGAGGCTTCGATTCTGAAACAGTCGGACGGCAAGACCCGCAAAATGCTGATCGACACGTTCAGTGATACGAAATACCGTCTCGCCTGTACCGCCACACCGGCACCGAACGACCCGGAGGAACTATGCAATCAGGCCGAGTTCCTTGGATACGCCACCCGTGTGAAGATGCTTGCCACGTATTTCGTGCATGACGGGAATATTTGGCGTTTGAAAGGTCACGCGGTTAAGCCGATGATGCGGTGGATGTCGCAATGGGCCATCGCATTGCGCAAGCCGTCCGATATTGGCGGTGATGATGCGGGATATGAGTTGCCCGGATTGAATCAGACCGTTGATGTTGTCGCCTATCACGGCAGCATCCCGGAAGGCCAATTGTTCGCAGCTGACCTTGGTGGCGTCGGCGGGCGTGCGAGAGTCCGTAAGGAAACGCTTGTTGACCGTGTGAACCGTTGCGTCGATCTTGTCAATAACGAGCCGGGCGAACAGTGGATTATCTGGGCTGGATTGAACGACGAGGCGGACATGCTGAACAGGCTTATCCCCGGCAGTGTGAATGTGAAAGGCTCCATGTCGCCGGAAGACAAGGCCGAGGCGTTCCTTGACTTCGCTGATGGGAACATTCCGGTGCTGATTACGAAGGGTTCCATGGCTTCGTTTGGTTTGAACTGGCAGAACTGCGCTCGAATGGCGTTCTGCGGTTTGAACGATTCGTGGGAATCCTACTACCAGTCGATACGCCGCTGCTATCGGTTCGGACAGAAGCGTGTGGTTGACGTGCATGTGGTGGTGTCTGATTTGGAACGAGANCGACTTGCGGTCGCGGCGACGCGGCTTGCGCGCGGCTTGCTTTTGAGCTGCCATTGA